CTGCAACAAATTTGCGGTCTGTCTGGTAGTGAATCCGACAACATCCGCCGAGCAATCGGTCGTAAGCAGAAAGACAGACTGGATAAAGCAATGCCCGATATTTTAGAGGGCTACTGCAACAAGTCACCCAAGCCGAGAGAGGTTGCCGAGCAGGAAGCCAAAGAGTTCCTCCAGGTCATTGAGGACAGCGCTTCGTACCAGTTCGGTTATAACCACAGTATTGCATACTGCTTGCTTGGCTACCTGTGTGCCTATTACCGCTACTATCATCCGATTGAGTTCATCACATCGTTCCTTAACAATGCTGCTAACGAGGATGATATCAGAAATGGTACGGCATACGCCAACAGAGTTGGCATCAAGATTACGATGCCCAAGTGGGGATTATCCAAGAGCGAATACTTCTTCGATAAGGAACGAGGTATTGTCGCCAAGGGTCTCACATCCATCAAGTTTATGAGCGCTGGCATCGCCGAGGAACTGTATCAGTTGGCAAAGAGCAAAACCTACACTCGCTTTGTTGATATCCTGTTCGATATTGACCAGAAGACAACATTGAATACCCGCCAGCTCGATATCCTCATCAAGCTCGACTTTTTCTCCGATTTCGGAAATCAACGAGAGCTTTTAAGAATTACAGATATGTTCTACACCACCTTTAAGAAAGGGCAAGCAAAGAAGATTGCCAAGGATAAAGTGGATGGAACACCTCTTGAAGATATAGTAACGAAGTACGCCGTTGGTGTCACCAAGTCTGGCGGTGTTGCGAAGAGTTACACACTACTCGATGTCGCATCGATTCTCCGTGAGTCAGAAGATGCGGTCAAGGCAATACATATGGACGATTTGAGCGACCTGCTCAAGGTTCGTAACTTTGTTGATGTAATGGGTTATGTCGGTTATGTGTCCGGCAAGGACGAAGACAGACGAAAACTCTATGTATTAGAGGTTTACCCGTTAGTCAGAAAGAAAGACAACAAGCAATTTGGATATTCGGTAGTAACCAAGTCTATCGGTAGCGGTAAAGAAAGCCGATTCACGGTCGTGAACAAGGTGTACGAGGAAGACCCGATTAAAAAGGGCGACATCATTTTTTGTAAAGCATACGAGAAGCAAGGTCAGTATTTCAGACTAACCGCGTATTCCAAGGTGTATTAAGACAGGGGTGATTATCACAAATGGAAGTGCTGAATACCAATTCGTTCTGCGAAGCCCTTGTTCGTTGTAACGACAACAAGAACTACAAGGCAGTTATCGCATTTGCCAGGAGAGCAGATGCAAAGGATTTTGCAGAGGAGTTAGCCGAAATGCACAAGGCGACTTCAATTCCCGGAGTCGACAAGGTGTTTACTTCTGGACTTGGCACATCCAGAATTAACTTCAAAAACGGTAGCCGAATCGAGCTTATTACCCTAACGGACAATGCTCGTGGCATTAAGTGTAACGAAGTCATTTATGAGAGCGAAATCAACATCGAAGACCAGCGTCTTCGCGGTATTCTCCAGTGTATGTTGGTTCCTTATAGATGCGGTGCATACGAAAGTATGGACGGTCATCCTACCACCAAGGCGGCAAGGATAATTGATGGGCTGAGGAAGTACGAAAGGTACAAAGAAGCGGCTCAACGCAGCGAAGAACTCGATGAGTTCTTAGGTTCGTTCTCTATCACTGAATAAAGTGTTGCGGCACAACGACTTTTTCGTGCATAAAACACGACTTTGATATACAAAAAGGAGATGGTTACTATGGCTAAGGAGATTACCTGTAACAGATGCGGAAAGAAGTTCGACATCTGGGATACGCAGGAGAATTTCTCAATCAATACCCGATTAGGGTACGGCACAAAGTACGATGGCGACGACCTCGAACTTGACTTGTGCTGTAGCTGTATGGAGAAGCTCATCGATGAATGCGTTATCTCTCCAATCAAAGAAAATACATAATACATAACTAAATAACGGAAGGAGATGGTTCTTATTAAGTTAAGTGCTCACCATAAAATTGCAGGAATAGGAACGGCGATACTGTTAGTGGTGCTATGTTTAGTATTTGCCACAGGAGCGGTATCAAACAATGCGGACTCCGCAAAGAATGAACCTGCCAGTAAGGCTGAAACATCGGTTACTCAATCTTATGAGCCAGAGACACGAGACGAATGTATTAAAACGACTGAAAGCACAATTCCCACCAGCACTACCGCTTCTGAAACCGAAGAAGCGACAGATGTGACAGAGGTTGTTGAGGAGACTACAGTGGTCGAAGAAACAACTGAAGTAGCTGACGATGAACCGGTCGAAGAAGATTTATACATTCAGCATTATACCGAGCAGGACGCAATCGATATTGCAAAGGTGTTATACCGCGAATGCCGTGGTGTACCGAGCAAAACCGAACAGGCTTGCGTGGCGTGGACTATCCTAAACCGAGTAGATTGTTATGACTCCACAGTCTATTCAGTCGTAAGGTCTCCAAACCAGTTCGCTTTCTATGAAAGCACTCCCGTATGGGACGAACTGCTTGACCTTGCACACGATGTACTGGACAGATGGAGCCGTGAAAAGAACGGAGAAACGAATGTCGGAAGAGTTCTTCCAAAAGAGTACATCTACTTTGAGGGTCGCAACGGTCATAACTACTTTAGGGATAACTACAGCGGCTCGTATAATATCTGGGACTACTCCCTTGAGAGTCCCTACGAAAGTTAAATGTAAATTTTAGAATTATCTTGACATCGGGTGCAAGGTGTGCTACAATGTTATAAACAGACGCTCCCTTGTACTCTATCAAGATAATTAAATAACCTGCAAAGGAGTGATTTGCGATTCATTACTATATATATCTGACGCAAAACCTTGTAACGGGTCGCAAATATATCGGCAAAAGAAAATGCGACTGTGAAATCAAGGACGATACATATCTCGGTAGTGGAAAAATCCTCAAGCAAGCCATTGCTAAATATGGGGCACAGAATTTCAGCAAGACCATTATTGAGGTGTGTTCATCGGAAGACGAGTGTAATGCCAGAGAACGGTTTTGGATAAACGAGTTGGACGCCGCACACAACCACGAGTTTTACAATATTGCACTTGGTGGTGAGGGTGGTAACACATACGCCGGATTATCACCGGAAGAACTCGATAGGATTCGCAACATTAAAAGAGAGCAAGCTACTGGTCAAAATAACCCTCATTATGGTGCTGTTGTCACAGAGGAGACAAGGCTCAAAATATCACAGTCATTGAAGCAACTGTACGCTACTCCAGAGAACTGCTCAAGGTATGGCAAATTCGGCGCCGACAACCCTTGCTCCAAGAAAATTAAATGCGTGGAACTGAACCGTGAGTTTATAGGTATACGAGCAGCGGCTCGTGAAATGGGTATTCCGTCGCCCAATATCACTCGTGCTCTCGGAGACCCGGCAAGGTTTAGCGCAGGTAAACACGACGGTAAAAGACTACATTGGATATATTGTGAGGAATAACGATATGAAAGTAGAAATCTTGAAGCATCCCACGGAAGAAGATTGGATGCTGTGTAAAAAGTGTACGCTTGTGACGGTCTCTAAAGACTCCGACACCCCTGCGACCGACGCGTGGAAAGTTAAGCTGTTAAAGGCGAACCACTCTCCAATCAGAACACTGCAGTTTTGCTTTAGACTGTCTGATATCCCGTATTGGGTATCCGTTCATTTGGTGCGTCATGTCCACGCCACTCCGTTCGTTTCTACTCAACGCAATGACCGCCAGGTCAAGTACGAGAGAGGTGCCGCGAGACAGGATTCGCCCGTCACAATGTGTTGGTATATGAACGCCGAGGAGCTAATCACCATTGCCCATAAGCGTTTGTGTACGCAGGCTTCCAAAGAGACGAGAGAACTTGTGCAGTTGATTTGCGATAAGGTCGTTGAGGTCAACCCCGAGTTTGCAGACCTTCTCGTTCCGAATTGCGCATACCGAGGCGGATTGTGCGACGAATTCAACTGCTGTGGTCTCAACAAGAAATATCTCCCTGGCGGGGTATATGACGAGCAGGATAAATAATCCGTACAGAATGAAGCAACTTATCGACTTCAAAGGTCTTGAGGTTGATGGCTACATTTATCCTACTGATATTGACGGTCTTATCGAGTATAAGGACTCAGAATACATACTGTTTGAAGTCAAATACGGCAGCGCAGAAGTTCCTCTTGGACAAAAGCTCGCAATCCAGAGAATGGTTGATGACTTCACAAAGGTTGGCAAGCAAGCGGTAGCGTTTGTATGCGAACATACGGTGCGAGATGCTAACAAACCCGTGGTTGCTGCGTGGTGTAAAGTACGCGAAATCTACTACGGCAAAGAAAAGCAATGGAGAGCGCCGGACAACGAAATCACCGTCCGTGAGGCGGTGGACAGCTTCCAGAGATATTCCAAACTGGTAATGCAAAGTAAGCAACGAGAGGAGATGAAAGAAGAATGAAAGTGATTTTAGTTTCTGGCAAGGCGCAGAACGGCAAAGATACCGTCGCTTCTATGCTGCGCGATAAACTGACTGCAGATAACCACAGAGTGCTGACCACGCACTACGCAGACCTTTTGAAATACATATGCCGTAACTACTTCGGTTGGGATGGTAACAAGGACGAAAAAGGCAGACAGATGCTGCAGTATGTTGGAACTGATGTCATCCGCAAGCAGAACCCTACATTATGGGTTGACTTCGTTGCGATGATGCTCAAATACTTCCACGAGAATTGGGACTATGTCATCATCCCCGACTGTCGTTTCCCGAATGAAGTAACGACAATGGTTGAAAACGGGTTTGACACCATCCATTTGCGTGTTGTACGACCTGGTTTCAAGAGCCCTCTTACAGAGGAACAGCAAAAGCACCCTTCCGAAACCGCGCTTGATGATACGGTGCCTGATTTCTATATCGAGAACACCGGCACACTTGAGGAGTTGGAAGTAACTACATCAAATTGGATTAAGGAGAATCTTTATGGGAACTAATCGCAAAGGTTATTACGACTATGAGGTCGAGATTGAAAAGGCACTGCTTGAAGCAGGTATGGTTGAAGAAATCTTCTACCTCAACGACTTAAAACAGCGCAAGCTGTTCCTGAATGTGGATGTCGAACAGCTTTCCGTGGCTGACATCGTGAAGCACATTATGCAGTACAACAAGGAAGATAAAGGTATCGACCCCAAGGATAGACAGCCCATTCTTCTGTATGTCACCTCTAACGGCGGAGAAGTCGATTCTGGTTTCGAGCTTATCGATATTATCCAGAATAGCAAGACCCCTGTGCATACCATCAATCTCGGTTACCAGTACAGTATGGGATTCTTGATTGGTCTCGCCGGTCATAAGCGTTTCGCAACACAGAATGCGAAGTTCCTGATGCACGACGGTTCCAACTTCGTGTATAACTCTGGAGCCAAGGCTCAAGACCAAATGGAGTTCCAGAAAAAAGTGGAAGAGCGTGTTAAGCAGTATATCCTCTCCAGAAGCAAACTGACAAGTGAAGAATACGACAGCAAGCTCCGCGTCGAATGGTATCTGTTCGCAAGCGAAGCTAAGGATAAAGGGTTCGTTGATTACATCATCGGCGAAGACTGTGATATCGATGAGGTAATTTAAGGAGGGTCTTTATGGCGGCAAAGAAAAGACCCGTTATGGAATACTACGGCGATATGCCTAAGTCATTCGATGACAGACCTTTCTACGGACTTCAGTTAGATAATGAGCAATTAAATTTTGCGAATACAATTTTGAACCCCGACATCGACATTGTCTTTGTCAACGCCAGAGCAGGTACAGGCAAGACAACAATCGCAACGGGCGTTGCAAATATCCTCGTTCAACACGGAGCGTTTAAGAGTATCGTCTACATTATGTCTCCGTATGGCGAGAGAAAGCAAGGATGGTTGCCCGGAACCATCACAGAGAAAAGTTCAGTTTACTTCGAGGCTTTCTACCAGGCGCTGATTAACTGCGATATCAATCCCCATACGGCGATTAACGATGAAAGTATGGTTAATCAGAAGAACGGCACAGGATACATCACCTGTATCACCGACACATTCTTGAGAGGTTCTAACTTGGATGATGTGGTAGTGATACTGGATGAGGCGCAAAATTTCACGACATCACAGTTAAAGAAAACCCTAACGCGTGTTGGTAAAAAAGCGAAAGTTATCGTTATTGGTCACGAATTACAATGTGACCTTGATAACCCAAGCACAAGTGGCTTTACGAAGTACATACAACATTTCAAGGATAAAGAAAGGGCTGCTGTGTGCCATCTAACGACCAACCACAGGGGATGGATTAGTCAATGTGCAGATGAGGTTCCAGAATGACGAAGGCGGTGATTTATGACCACTAATACGCAACAAAACACCACGCTATATGGGTTTGTCTATATGACAAGAAATAAGGTTACAGGTCATCTATATATCGGGAAGCACCGAAGAGAGATGAACCCAAACGACATTGATGATTCGTGGTATTTAGGTTCGGGTGTGTTGCTAAAACGAGCCATAGAAAAATATGGCGTCGAAAATTTTGAACGGACAATTTTGTGTGAGTGTTCTGACGACGCTTCTCTAAACAAAATGGAACAATTATTTATTAGCCATTATAACGCAGTAAACGACGAAAAATTTTACAATTTAACATTTGGCGGTGATGGTTTGTCTATTGTGCCAGAATGTGTTAGAGAACGAATGAGGCATCCACATAAACCTATGTCGGATACTGCACGGGCTAATATGTCGAGAACATTTTCTCCAGAAGCAAGAGAGAGGTTTGCACAAAATGCCAGAGACAAGTTAACTGGTCGCGTACATACACAACAATCTAAAGCAAATATGAGTGCGGGGCATATCGGTAGTAAGTCAATCTATAAAGACGGCATCTACAAGTATGTTAAAGAGTCCGAATTACACACCTATCTCGCTGATGGATGGATATTACAGGGCGTCTTGCACGGCAGGAAAATTGTCAGGAATGACCAGGGAACAAAAATATGGATTCATAAAGGTGATGAAGAACGCGTAGTACGCAAAGACATCGCGGAAGAATATTACGATGACGGTTGGTTGCGCGGCAGAATTTATAAACGGAGGTGCAAACCTTGAAGAAACTAACCATCCTGGTTGATATGGACGACACAATCGAGAATTTGTGTGATGCGTGGGTTGGTTTGCTTAATGAACGATATGGTCTGTCGGTATCGATGGACGATATCAAGGAGTGGGATATGACAAAGGCGTTTCCTACACTGGAAGAGCGACAAATTTATGCCCCTCTGTTTGAAGAAGAACTGTGGGAGCGGGTTAAACCTCTCCCCGGTGCCTACGACTACATTGCAAAGCTAATAGCAAACGGACATCGCGTTTGCATAGTAACCGCATCACATTATAATTCGCTGCCTATTAAACTTGAAAAGGTTTTATTTAGATACTTCCCATACTTACGCTACCAAGATGTAATAGTAGCTTATGACAAGAAGCTCATTCGTGGCGATATTCTTGTCGATGACTATCCCAAAAATCTTGACGGCGGAGAGTACCACAAAATTCTGATGACGGCAGCACATAACAGGAATTTTGATGAAGATACAATCGGTGCTGTACGAGCATCGTCTTGGGAAGAAGTATTCAATATCGTGTGCGACTACGCACGAAAGGAGTGATTCCTATTTACGGAGATATCATTTTGTACTCCACTGGCTGTCCTAAATGTGAGGTCTTGAAGAAGAAGCTCAACGAAAAGGGCGTGCCGTATACGGAGAATAATTCAGTAGACGAGATGCTTGCACTCGGAATCACGCAAGTGCCCGTGCTCGACAACAATGGAACCCTTATGGATTTCAAGCAGGCGGTCGAGTGGGTAAATAAACAGTAAGGAGACTGCCAAATGAACATTCCATTAAAGATGAATAGAGACTTTGAGAAAGCAATGCACGCGCTGAACGAAAAGTACGGCGAGGATTTCGATTTTCTCAATGGCTTCCACGAAACCCAACTCAATTTCTCCGACTTTATCGACGGTTTTATCGATAAGAATGTCGCCGATGTTACTATCGACGCCAATGCGAACGCATCCAATAAGGATATTCGCAGTCTCATCAACGAAAAGGGTAAGTCTCTCGACAAGCTCTTTGCCTTCAATAAGATTTTCTACGAGTTGAAGAAGAAGTACAAC